AAAGATAAATACGATTTTATTTTAACTTGCCCGCCTTATGGTTTTTTAGAAGTTTATAGCGACGACCCTAATGATTTATCTAATATGCCTACGGAAGAATTTAATAAAGTTTATAGCGATATCATAAATAAAGGTTGTAGTTTATTAAAAGAAAACCGTTTTGCTTGTATCGTAGTTGGCGAATATAGAGAAAAAAAAACTAAAGCTTATGTAGATTTTGTAGGTACTACCGTACAAGCTTTTAGGGACGCCGGGCTTGAATATCATAATGAAATTGTTTTACTAAACGCTTTAGGTACCGCGCCGTTTAGAGCGGGCGGGTACTTTGATAACGACCGTAAGGTAGCTAAAACCCACCAAAACGTTTTAGTATTTTATAAAGGGGATAGCATAAAAGCCACCGAGTATTGCGGTAAGGTAGTAGGCGTAGATTTAAAAAATAATGACGATCGTCCCGATTTTGATGAAACCAAGTAAAAAATTTATAAAAGCCGACGCTTGTAAATGGTTATTTAAAAATAAAGGATTAGGAGCGGTAATAACAAGCCCACCAGACGCGGAAGAAATAAATAAAAGTATAGATGATTGGCGCAACTGGTTTTTAATGGCCGTAGAATTATGTTTTAACGCCACAAAAAAAGATACGCCTACAATATTTTACGTAACAGACCGTAAACATAATAACGAGTTAATAAGTAAAACAAATTTAATTTTTCAAGGAGCAAATAATCTTAATCGTAAATTAATGTTTCATAAAATAGCTTTACGTAAACCGGTTAATAGTATTGAACTACATAGGCCTAGCTACTCGCATTTACTAGCTTTTAATAATATTAATAAAGCTTACCCAACGACCATACAAGGAGCCGACGTATTTGAGCGTGGTAAAGTACTTTATAATAACGGTATGGGGTTAAGCGCAGCAATTTTAAGCGTTAAGTATGCCGGGTTATTTACCGATACAATAGTAAACCCGTTTAGCGGGCAAGGTACCATTTGTACAATAGCCGAAACTTACGGCCTTAACTCTATAGGTATTGAATTATTAAATGAGCAAATAGAAAAAAGTAAAGGTATAACAATAAGTAAATGAGCAAAAGAGGGCGCATACCAAAAAAAGCCAATTTAAAAACCGGCCATAGAGATAATAGTTTACAAGTTTTAAAAGGCGGAAGTGAATTTACAAAACCAAAAGCACGCGCCCAATGGTTAACCGCTACCCGGCGATATTGGAAAAAATACTGGGATAGCGAGCTAAGTAGCACGGCGCAAGCGGTAGATCTCCCGGCTTTTTACAGATTGTTTCAATTTTACGACCAAGTAGAGCGCGCAAACCGTATGATTTTAAAACTAGGTAACAAAGGTTTGTTAAGCGTAGGTAGTCAAGGCCAACCTAAAGTAAACCCATTAATAGATTTATCTATAAAACTAGAGCCAAGCATTTTAAAATTAGAACAAGAATTAGGCCTAACTCCTTTAGCCCGGCAACGTTTAGGTATTGCTTTTGGCGAAGCCCAAATAGGATTTAAACAACTACAAGATTATTTAAAAGATGATGAACTAGAAACGGTAGACCCGCGTTTGCTATTAGATGAGTTAGATAATGAAGAAGAATAATTTACCAGCTAGTAGGGGCGGTAGGGTTGTTAAGTTTATAGAAAAGTTTTGCGTACACGGGGAGGGAGATTTTTTCGGCGAGCCTTTAATCCTTGATGACTGGCAAAGAAAAATAATATATGAAATTTACGAACTTAATCCGGATAAGAGCCGTAAGTATAGAGAGGGATTAATAGGCCTACCAAAAGGAAACGGTAAAACCCAGTTAGCTGCAGCAATCGGGCTTTACGAATTATTGGGCGCGGGTGTAACAAGCCCTTTAGTTGCCGTTGCAGCTGCAAGTTACGAGCAAGCTAACTTGGTTTTTGGAACTATGAAAATTATGTGCGAGGAAAGTTTGTTTTTAAAAGATATGGTAGAAACATTTGAAAACGAAATACAAGTAAAAAATAGTCCGGGTAGGGCTTATAGAGTTGCTGCAAAAGCAGGAACGGCCGACGGCGGTCGTAATAGTTGTTTGATAGCCGATGAAATACACGAATGGTCAAACATAAACCAAGAGCGGGTACATTACGTACTTAGTAACAATACGGCAAAAAGAAAAGACGGTTTAGTTTTAAATATTACAACCGCCGGGTATAACTTAGATAGTTTAGCCGGGCGTATGTATCAAAGGGGATTAAAAAAAGAAACGGGCGAAAGCGATGACCCGGAATTTTATTTTAAATGGATAGGAGCCAAAGAAAATGACGATCGTCCCGAAGACAAAGATATTTGGATAAAATACAACCCGGCAATACAAAATAATTGGTGGCCTTTAGAAAATCTTAACCGTAGATTTAAAAGCTTACCATTACACGAATTCCAACGATACCATTTAAACCAATGGACGCGTACAGAAGAAGAAAGTTGGTTACCCGGTAGCGCTTGGGATAATTGCACCGGCGATGTTGTTTTTAATCCGGACGCCGAAACATTTGTAGGGGTTGATATGGCGTTACACCACGATAGCGTTGCTATAGTACACGGCCAAAAAAATAAAGAGGGTAAAGTAATTTTAGACAGTAAAATATGGCACCCCGATGATTACGATGTAATAGATATACAAGCGGTAGAGGGTTATATTTTAGAATTAGTAAAATCTTTTAACGTAAAAGAAGTAGCTTATGACCCGGCATTTTTTGAACGTAGCGCGCAAGTTTTACTAGATAACGGCGTAAATATGGTTAACTTTCCGCAAAGCCACGCCCGTATGGTACCGGCTTGCGGTAACGCTTACGATATGATTGTTAATAAAAAAGTAATACATAACGCAACGGCTACATTTACCGACCAAGTTTTAAGCGCGGCACAAAAAGTAACCGATAGCGGGTGGCGATTATCAAAAGGTAGAAGTAAAAGAAAAATTGACGGGGCAATAGCTATGGTAATTATGCTAGATAGAATAACCGCGCCGGTAGTTGATGATAACCCGCCGGTGAGTATAATAAATTTATGATAAGTAAAAACATTATGACAACGCTAGCCGAAGTAATAGGCGCCGGCCTTATAATTTACGGTGTATATACATTTAGTACCGGGTTAGCTATGGTAGTAGCCGGTATATTTTTTATAGTAGGAAGTTATTTATTAAGTAGATGAGTTTTTTTAACCGACAAAAAAGGGACGCAAGTTTAGGCAACCTAGCCGATTTATTACAACTTAGAGAGGGCGGGTTGTTAAATTATACGGGCGAAAAAGTAAACGAAAAATCGGCTTTAGGCATTAGCGCGGTATTAAGCGCTATTAGTTTAATAGCGGATAGTATAAGCTTGTTACCTATAAAAACTTTAAGGTACGAGGGAGATAAAAAGGTATTTACCGATAAACCTAGATTTTTAGAAAAGCCAAACCTAAACCAAACAATATTTGAAGTTATACACCAAATAATTACTAGCTTACTTATGCACGGCAATTCATTTTCATTAATTGACAGAGATCGTCAAGGTAGGCCTATAGCTATAACACCGATACATAGCGAAAACGTAACCGTATCATTAAAAGGCGGTATAAAGATTTATACAGTTGGTACAAAAGAAAACAAACGTAGCTTAACCGACGAAAATATACTTCATTTAAAATGGTTTAGTTATCCCGGCCAACTTATGGGTATATCTCCTTTAAGGGTTAACGGCAATACTTATGGCCTAGCCCTAGCTATGGAAAGACATATAGCGCAATTTTACGGGCAAGGCGGAACGCCAAGTAGCATTTTAGAAACCGATAGAGATTTAACAAGCGAGCAAGCTAAATATTTACAAGAAAATTGGACTTTATCTCATAATCGTAACCGTAAGCCGGCCGTTTTAACTGGCGGGTTAAAATGGAAAAGTATTAGCGCCGGCGCTGGAGATGAATTGATACAAGCGCGGGAGCAAATAGTAAATGAAGTAGCCCGCATATTTAGGGTACCGGCTCATTTAATCCATAGTAAAGACGGTAGTAACGTTTATAGCAATATAGAAAGTAACGGATTAGCTTTTATTAGGCATACTTTGTTACC